GTCTACCATATTTTAACACAGCATCCGCCACATCGCCAACCGTTTTGTCCCATTCTGGAAAAGCGACGCTCCATCCAAATTCTGTTGCTTGGTCTACCAATTTCTGTCCGGGAGCATCTCTGTCTGGCACCACAATTACCTGTCTACCAAGTCCATCAATCAACTCTCGCTGTGTGTCATTTATCTCCGAACCCAATATGCTTACACCAGAAACGGATATGGCATCGAATGGTCCTTCCGTTACTATTACGAACTTCCTGGTCCAGTCCTGTGCGTCCATGTTGAACACATACCCAGGCCACACGTCTGTGTAGTATTTGACACCATCTGATTCTTCAAACATCCTTCCCGTGAATCCAACAACATCGCCTCTCCAGTAGAATGGTATCAGCAATCTCTGATGCACGTCCCATATCTTGTCAGGAGAGTACATGAAGTCGTACCAGTCAGCACCTATGCCTCTACTCTCTAGATATTTCAGTAATCCGTCTATCTTCTTCCATTGTGGTTCTGTGAGATCGTTCCCCACATACTTCTCTAGCCACACATCCAGTTTGTGTGCATTCTTGGGCAGTGTCTTGTTCTTGAATGTTACAAATTTCTTCTTCTCATACTTTACATCGAGCTCTTCCTCACGCATGGCTTCTATGGCCAACTTACGTATGGTGTCCTCGGGTATACCTATGTAACTCATAAACTGTCTCATCTTGAAGGTCAGTTTACGTCCTATGACATAACTTGTCTTAAAGCCACAATTGAAACAATGGTAACTCACTGTGCCGTCTGCACTAGTCATAAGTCCGCCGCGTTTCTTCTTGTCAGCAGTCTCACCGTTGTAAACACAACAGGGTGCATTGAAACTGATCCATCCGCTCGGGGTCTTCTTTCTGTTTGCAGGCAGGCTAGTCAGAATTGTATTCTGTATAAGATTCATAATCTATACTATTTTACTGTCTATATAGGATTTTGTCAATCACGCCAGTGTTACCACTGTCGTTACCCCAACTGAATCTCACACTATGGTAAACGCCTGTGAAGTTGAAGTTGGATACTGATGTAGAATCTGAGAAAGAGTTTGCAGTAGATCCTGCACCTTCCATGGTAATATCAAAGTAATCTGTGTTGCTCGGTGAAGCACTCATTGTTCCTTGCACCCTCAAAGCACCTGAGAAGTTCTTTGTGTACACTGCAATAGTGTGCAATGCCTTATTGTTATTGATTCCTGGTCTAGCATCTATGGATCCTGATGTGTATGTTAGTGGACCTCCTGATGCTGTGAAACTAGAAACACTTGTGCTCGCTACAAATTCAGGATAAGCACCATCCATCAACTCTACTGTTCCGGCGGCCGCATATCCTGTGTCTGCATACGTTATTTCTCTACTACCATCCGATTTTACTTCACGTACAGAGAAGTTGTAGAACTTTGCATCCAATGGTAATAAGTCACCTTCTGTGATTGTACAACTAGCATTACCTTTTGTGCTAACAGTTGATCCATCATCTAATATGCTCAATGTCTTTGTGAGAACTGCTTTTTTGCTCTCCGAATCTATCATGTTGAACTCGTAGGTCTTTGATGTGATGTCCTGTGCCTTCTGATCTTCGTTTTTGAACGTGAATGACACTGGGTTTGATACCCCTCTATGCAGTGTTAGGCGCCTATCGTACACTTTTGAGTTCCTCCCGGCATAACCATTTATGTAGGCTATTACCAATTGATTTATTAAATACCTTTGTATTGTTTGCATAATACATATTTAACAGTATTTATAGATATAGAATGAACGAAATTTTTAACACATTGAGAGACAAGTTCCCATTCCTAAGCCTGATCAGAAAGGGAGATTTGGAGTATGTGGGCATCGTACAGAACGAGGACACCAATGTTATCAGTTTCTATGACTATGGTAGACTTATGCTACCCGCAGACAAGATGAGATTTCTTAAATGTGGAGAGACTTGGTGGCATGAGTCAAACAGGAAACTTCCGATCAATATTTTCCTTAAAGGAGAGTTCAGATATTTTAGGACTACTCTTGTAACATTAAATTCCAAAGATGTTGAGATTGTGCATGGCCCTACAGTAAGGCTATCAGATATTTCCAAAAAACGTGTTAAGCGTAAAACAATACAACTTGTTAGAAGACCTACCTAGTCTTCTTTTTTTCCGGAAGTATAGACCCTGTTGTAATATAGTGTAATGTCAAAGGATTATCTGGCTGATAGCCATATGGGTCTTTTTTTGAAGCGGAGTTTCTTTTAGTACGTTTTTTGGATTTTCTTTTTTTATATTTTTGATGGTGCATCAAAACTATATTTAGCTCTGCTGATTAAATTCATCTGTACCACAATGGCCTGTGCATATGCCACAGCATGTGACTTCTTGAAGAAATATGATCCATCTGTTGGTTTGATCCACACCTCTTTCATTATGTCTATCCAATCCTTGTATGTGAGATATCTCTTTGCCGGACGTATCATGGCTAACACAGCCGCAAGTTGTTCTATGGTTCGCGGTTCCAGTTTGGACACTATGTTGTAATGGCCATTCAGGTGAAAAAGGTTTTCTACCACCTTTGGATCCTTCAACATATCCCAGTCGGGCTCCTGTATCATCAGTTCCACAAGTTCCTGTTCGGATTTTACGTCCTTGTATATGTTCACGTTTAACATGTCTATCTTGAAGTATCCCCGGTCCTCTGCATTCTTGTAATCTAGAGAGGCATGTCCAGTCACAGGATGTTCCGGGACGGAATGAAAATAAACTCCAGTTTTGTGTTTCTCACTTTTTCCGTTTTTAATCATAGATGCTGGTGTGTGTTTGAATAATTTCAATGTGTTGTCTCTGTCAAAAAAATCTATATCTACATCAGGCATTAGTGTACACTTCCTTTGCCTTTCTCTGCGTGTTTGATCATCTTATCTCGTGATCCCGGTTGCAACACTTCTAATACGTCAAGAAGTTTTTTATAGCCGTCTGTTTTCAACATATCTTTATTCACCCTTGGCATTATTACTCTTCCTACAGATCCGTCTTCTTTGATTATCACAGCACAGTCTCCATCGTCAAATTCTAATCGATCAGTTACTTCTAAATCTATTTTAGACAATCTTGGCCTCTCTTGCTGTGTCCTGAACCAACATGTGATCAGCAGGATAGCTCTTCAACTTGCTCGGCCAGAAACTTGTGTTTATAAATCTTTCAATCATTTGTAATTGTTCGTCGTTAAATGATTTTAACATCCTTTTGCCTGCGTTGCAACCTAGCAACAACCAAGGACTTATCTTTCCCTGCTGTATGTGTTGTACCGCTCTGTTGGTGTTGACAAGTCGGAAGTAGTCTGACCACTGTGCGTTCTGTTCACCCGCCCAGTCCATCATTGTTGTGATGCTTCTCTGTAGTGCGGCTTCTACTGGTTCCGACTTCAATGCTTCGATAAGATATGTCTCATATAGATCATCTCTCGACCAATGATCCAATTTAATTTTTGATTTCAAAACGAACTCTATGTATTTGTCTGGATACAATGGATTGATATGCATAATGGATCTACCAAACTTCACGAATGCATTGTAGTATGGACTCTTGACGAAATCGTCGTATGTCTTTGTTTTAGAGTTGTGCTGGTGTATCTGATAGAATCTTTGGAAAACCATGAACGCATTCACTACCCACTTCTCATCTCTTTGCAGATATCTTCTCTTAGGTTCGCACAGGTGTACCTGCAGTGTTCGTTCCTTGGCAAACTCCTTGCCACAATATGTGCATTTATTTGTCGATGCCATGTGCCTCTATTAGTTCTTCTAGTTCTCTGTCTGTAATCACTTTGTCCAATGTCTCTAGGTCCGCTTCTTTCCATGTGGGGTATATGGTCTGAAGTTTCTTAAGACTCTTGTTGGGCACACGTTTCATTGGTTTCAACCATGGATGGAACTGCTGTGTCTCTGCACCACACATAGCAGTCAGTATCCATAACAGTTTCTTGTGTTTGCCCAGTGTAAAGCAGTGTTTGTTCACACACTCGTTGACCATCTCTATGTAGTGTTCTACGTAGAACGGATCTTTGGATGACACGTTGGAAACATATCTCATCAACATGTATGGTGAGTATAAGGATTTCTCCTTGTCATCGATCCTGTCGAAGTAGTCTTTGTTCCGGAAGTCAACGGCTTTTAGTCCGTTCCTTAGATCAAAAAATTTTCTATTTTTTTCTGCTGGCATATCTTAGTGCAAACATTGTGCAATCTTTTGCTGTTGCAAATGTTAATTTTAGTTTCTTGTTCTTGTGTTGTAAACCTGAAAATTGGAATTTGTGTTTCTTGATGAAGTCAAAGAAATTATACATCCAATCCTCATCCATCCACACAGCAATTTTGTTACTGGTTATCATTATTGGTGCGTCGATTGTTATTGATTTTCTACCAGACTGAGCCATAGTCCACCTGTTCACACTGTCTCGAGATGTCCTTAACGAAGTAGGCACACATGGGTTTTGCACCGTTGTTCAATGGCACAGCCAACATCTGTCCTGATTTGATTTTAGGGAAATACCATTTTACCTCTGTGTAGATATCTACTACATCTATAGGATAGAAATCTGGTTTAGGACTAGACAATGGATTAAACGTGAATGCATCAAACCCTCTGTCATTGAGACTTGTAATTGGTAATACATGCATCTCAGATTGTCCTGCTTCACCTATCAACATCTTCCAGTCAAGCGGCATCTTTATTTTATGAGGTCCTATTTCTAATACTGCCGCTGGAGCATTGAAGCTCTCAAGAAATATTAACGGTATGTAGAAGAAGTCTGGATTGCTTGGATCGGAGTTATCTAGGACAGCGAATCTAAGATTCTCATCTACCCATTCGGGTATTTTTTCTAACCTATATGTCCTGTCATCAAGTGTAAGGATTTTCATAATTTATCTTTTCTATATTATACGGATAATTGGCCTCTTTGTAAAACTTTTTCCTCGCTCCTAAGTGTCTTTTTGCAAACTTACAAGAACTGGTAATGTCCCAGATCTGTACACTGTCCTTGTCTTCTGCTTTCCTGATCCCACGTCCTATACTCTGTATGACCCTCACGAACGACTTGCCTGGCTCTATGAGAACAAGATTAAAAATCCTAGGAATATTAATACCAACAGCGGCCACTCCATATGTGGCGATAATAACTTTATTTGTTGCAGTAGATATTTCATCATATTGTTCCTTTCTGTCTGTGTTTTTGGTTGCTCCGGACACGAACACTGCGTCATCGATCTGTTCTTCTAAGATCTCACCTGCGGAGATCCTATCCACAAGTATTAGTGTGTTACCCGAACTTGATATGTCTTTGATTGTGTTGGCAACCCACTTCATTCTAGTCTTATCTGTGGTTAGCCATTTTAGTTCTTCTGCATACGTCTTGAACTGAGGATGGTCTTGTGTTTGCAAAACATTCACGTGGCAATTTGCTAAAACACCTTTGTCTTGTAGTTCGCTAGCCTGTATTCTGTTGGACACATCTCCTATGCTACATTTTAATCCCATGAATTCATAATCTGCTTTTGGCACGGTTCCTGTTAGTCCCCAACGTATACCACAGTGTGCGAATGGTCCTGTTAATAGTCTTTTCAGTACATCTGCCTTGGCCATGTGCACCTCATCGATTATTACTGTGTTGATTCCTTGTATTGCTTCTAGGAAATCAGTTGTATGCTCGTCCTTGCTTTTCTTTTCTAGTACGTTTAGTGACTGCCATGTTGCAATCGTGTTGAACCTACCTAACTCTTTTCTGTCGCCATAGTACACACCCACGTCTAAGTTACAAGCAAGAAAGTCCTCTTCTGTCTGTGTGACAAGACTCTTGTTTGGAACAATAGTCAGTGTACGACCGTAAGGTTCAACCATTTGGCACAGTGCCGCTGTGATAATTGTCTTACCTGCACCTGTGGCGATCTCCTGTATACTCTGTGGATGTTTTATGAATTTGTTTATTGTCTCTACTTGATAGTCTCTTAATACTATTGGTTGCCCTGCCGCCGGATGATTCTCCGGCCATTTTATGTGGGATAGATAGTTTTTATCTACTTGTTTAAATTCGAAATTGTGTTGCTCTCTTTTGTCCTCTACATCTATGTACACTCCTCCCTCATCCAGTATAGGAAGTATTTGGTCAACTAGGTTCAGGTAGGTCGTACCACCCAGACCAAAGAAACTGACCTTACCATCCCATCTCCCTAACTTGACTGCTGGTAGATGCCTTGCATATGGTATCTCGTATTTGAATTTGTTAGATAATTTCTTACGCCATTCGAGGCTGAGGTTTTCGAACTTCACGTTCACCTCATCTTTTATTACTAGTTTACAACTGCTCATATTAAAGTTTTACTATTATGTGATCATGCCAATCCCAACTACTCGGTTGGTGATCACTATAATACAACTTTTTTGGAAGATTTTCAAGCATTCTTTTTAGATTGTCTGTGCCAGTGGCATAATAACCACCACCCAGGGCGACTAATGATGTCTTTGGTTTTACCTTGCTCTTGATTAATGCTCTAGGTATCCTGTTTCTCACGAATATAATTTTCGTTTGTTTATTGATTAATTTAAACTGTTTACTCATTTGATGTAACTCATACAAGTTTTCAAAGAACTCTTTTGATTTTTGATTATCCAAGAGATATGTTCTTTCGCTGTTAAAACGTTCCAGGTCCTTTTTATAGATAGGCTCTTTCACATCAAACCCCCAACTACATTCATTCAATAAGTCAACACCGTGTGCCTTAAATGCGTTCATCCATTCCCAGAAGTCTTTGACATCATCTTCCATATGTATGTCACCACTTACGGGCATCACTAGAGGAAAGCAATCCAATTCTACCAATCCTTTGACAACTTCATTCTTGCTGAACCCTTTTGAGTCTATCCATAACTTGTGGTAATTGTTGTGTGCCACTTTGTGACCAATCATGGTCTCTGCTGGGACATCAATGCCTTTGGTTGATATATTGAAGTTCTTCAACGAGTCTACTTGTTCCAGTGCTGTTTTATTTTTTAAATTCTCATTCCAATATTCTTGTAGTGATTCAGGGGCATTGTCTAACACAACTTCGCCTGCTATCAATCTTGCTGTGGGTTTACGATGTCCTAGCACTTGTTTTTTTATCTCTTCATAATCGTCGAGCAAACTTTCGTCCATAAACTTGAAGTCATATCTCACTGCAATCAATGTCAGATAGTAGGCAGTAACATCGCTGTGTTGGAATGTCCATCTCTTTTTCTCACCGTCATACAATGCATACATACCAGGCAAGTCACGTTTGTCTTTCATACAACGTATCAGTTGTATTACTTTCTTGTGATATGGGAATCTCATCTCTATCCTGACAATGTTGTCATCGTCTGTGTACTTCTCTATTACTTTGTCAAAACTTATTACTCTAAATTCATCCTCGTATACTGGATTGTCTAATAATTTTTTGATGTCCATTCCGTGTGCTTGGAACTTGGTCAGGTATCTTTTCAATATTACAAGTGCCAGTCTGGCCTGTTTCTCTGTCCAAGCATACTGTGATTCTGCCAAAGATCTCACTGTGTCGTAATCTTTTGGGTGTGGCTTGATTACGGCTGTATTTCCTATCATTGACGGATTTGCCCAAAAATAATCATTATATGCTAGTATTTTAAGTGCTTCGTTAATTGTTTTTGGTAAATCTGTGTGCATTTCTGTCATGGTATTTTAGATAATTATTAATAGTATAACATAATTGGTAAAACTGTCAACCATGAAAAAAACGAAACATAAAACGGTAAATGTAAGGAAACAACTCAAAGCCAGGTTGGAAAACACTGCGACTAGGCATAAAAACAAAGTTAGTTTCAGACCCACAGAACAACAAGTCTATCATTGGTTTGGTGTAATAAACAGAGGGTTATTCAACAGTAGATTACCAAGAGTTCCAATTTACATTAAAAGGTTACACAAAGATTGGGGCAGATGTGTGGCCGACTGGGACAACAGAAAATGCAGAAAAGGAACTTTTGATCAAAGAATAATTCCTTACAACAAAACAGAAGTATTTCATTACATCGAAATGCATTGTAAGTTTCCTACTTGGAAAGATTTTATTGAAACTCTTGCACACGAAATGGTGCATCTTTATCAGATGTCATGGTTAAAAGATCCTTATTCAAATCATAATAAGAATTTCTTTGCGTGGAAAAACAAGTTTAAACTTGCAGGTTTAGGCTTATCAAGGTGTTAGAACCTTTTCAAACTCTTTGTAATTAATAACTCGACTGTTACCTAAGTCAGTGCCTGTTTGGAGATAGTTTAAATAATCTGGAGGATTATCATGTACCACGGTATAGTTCACGTACGGTCTCATCTTCAACATATCTCGTAAATGTTTTAGCCATCCTTCGAATATCTTATCATCATTTCGTTCTCCATAATTTTCTGTGTCTTGGTATATGTTGTTGAGTTCGCCTTTGCCGTATTCCCTGAAGTCAAACCCTAGTAGATATATGTTCTTGTGTCCGTGTACCCCCGCTGTCCAAAAAGCGGCGTTACCTGATATCCAGTGTGGGTTGTTGGGTATCAGGTGTATCATGCCCTTGCTCTGTTTCCTATTGACTTCCAAGGCCGGTCCATAGTGTACGGTCTTCAATCCAACTTCGTCCTCCACCATCTTCATTGACATCTTGGTGTCCACCGAAAAAATAAAGTCCGGCATGAAATCTCTGTACAGTGCATTACAACCGTAAGTCTGTCCTGTTGCTTTTAACTTGTTAAGATCAAATCCTTTTCGTGATGGCCCGTTGCCTATACAGTACGCATTTCCTCTAGGTACTGCTTTCACTTTGTCTTCGAAGTATCCTGTTTCTTGTGTACGTTTTCCCTTACGTATTATGGTGTTCAAGATAATAGTTTCACCGGTGTACGGTTCCCACTTAATAGGGTCTATCTCTTTTCTTCTACCTATCTGTATAGTTTTCATATTCTAAAATTGATACTCCGTCATTTTGTGATAATAATTTATAATTTTTTTCTTGTAAAAAGCCAAGTAACTTTTTTTGTGAAGGCGATTGTTTGTAATTTTTGATATTGTAATTATTAGTTTCTCTGCCCACCCCAATAACTATGTCGTTATCATTGTGATCTTTGTGCCTTACATGTAATATATTTGATTTTACTTTTTTGAGTAGTGTCTCCAATTCCGATCCCCAGAGCTCCCCCATTAGGCATATTACTGCGTGTAAAAAAATAATGTCCACATGGAGATCAGATGGCAAATCATTTATACTTTCATATAGATTTGTGTGAGGATTAAATCTTTTACAATCTAATCTGTGTTCCTGATCTGGTTCCACACCGTGTGTGGTTATACAGTTAAACTCCTTTCTTGCCTTGGCATTGAGAATGCCTTTCCAGATACCAACGTCGAGACATTTTTTATTTTGTAGAATTTCTTTACTCGGTAACCATGTGGTGTTCCAGTGGCGTTGGCAAGTTTCATAGTGTTTGCGAATCTTCCTTAGGTTCATTTGATATATTTCTCCTCTAATCTTGCTCGAATCCTGGTCCATGGAAGTCCCTGCTCTATCTCATCTTCGAACCATTCTGTGTATGCCAGTTTGTTTGCCCATGTCAGCCTGTTGGGCATGGCCGGTGTGTTGATATCTGCCAGTTTGATGTTTCCCACATCATGGCACAGGCTCGATTCCGATACGAACACAGGTATGCCCTTCATGACCGCCTCCATGGCAGGATTACTAGAATGGTTTACAACCGCCCACGTCCTCTCTAGTGTGGCCTTGAAATCTGTGTCGTCGTAGGTCCTATAATCTCTTTTAGGCAATCTCACCTTCACATTTTTAAATTTATTCTCATCAAATGTAATCGTGTTACGAGGATGTGGCCTTACTAGTATCGGCCGTGTTGTGTATTTTCGTATTTCCGTTATCTGTTGTTCGATCCATGTAGACATTCTAGGAAGTCCCTTCCATTGTTCTGATGCATCGTGTTGTCCGCAAATCACTATTAGGTCACCGGTAGGATTCCATGGACGTAATTCATATTTGAACAAAGGCCAACGTTGGTCGTCAAACGTTTGATTGGCAAAATCTGCGTCTCTGTTTATACCGTTAATGCCTATCTTGAAACTGAGATTTCTACGCAGTCCCCCGACTTCTATAACGATTACTGGTTTACCTTGGCTCCTGTATCTTTCCCATATTGATTTGTAACTTTGCATCCTGCCTCGCCACAGCACACTCCAGATCACTGCAACATCGCCGTTGGTCTCTTTGTTTACATAGACTTCGTCTCCCGAAGTCTGCATAGATTCTATAAATTTCTTAAAGATCGTTTTGCTGTTCTGTGGACCATGCGTGGGCCATGCTTCTACTTTCATTATATTTTTCTCCAGTAGTCTAGGTCTTTTATGTCTTGGCCGGCCCCTTTGAAGTCTTTCATTTTGCTTTTGCCTTCTGCCTTCCTATTGCCTTTGAAATGATCCATGTACAGTCCTAATTCACTGTTTATGAATACGTGGTGTCCTCTAACGCCTTTCCAATAACCTATGTCGTTTACTTTTACGTTTTTCTCTTTTTGATATTTTTTTGACAAATGCCATAACGTAGAGCAATCTGTCCACTCAATTAATTCAAATATTTTGTCAGACACATACAGGTCTTCCCAGTCCTTGGTGTAGTTTTGTATTTCAGGATGATTTAGATTGTATCCTACGAATCCACATTCTGGATACTTTCCACCGTCACTTAGGTTTGGATTTTCCCTACCCAAGTAAGTTAACATTGAATCACTGGGCAGTAGTCCTTCAAAGAACTCTTTTGGTATTGGCCTAAAGGAATATGTGTCAGCATCCAACCATATTAGGTAATCATAACCTGCAGAATTTTTTATTGCATGAGTTACACAAAAAACTTTGTTTGCAAATCTCACAGCATTCCAAAGGAAAGATCCTTTAGGTGCCATGGGTATTGGTCTACGTACACCATTTGGTATTTCGTTTATTTCACCGTTTGCCACAGGATCGTCTTTGTACTTGTTCTTAAATTTTAACAACTCGGGTTGTACATTGTGTACGTCTAACCATTCTACTCTAGCATGTTCAAAAATATCTTGTGATTGTGCTTCGTGGTATACAACAATCTGTGTGTCTCCAGGCCAGTGTTGCAATACACTATCTACTGCTCTCCTGGCATACTCGTTCCAGGTGCCCGGTTTGTAAGATGTTATAACTTTAATTTTCATGATATCGATATTTAATCTACGTAGTCATATTATATTTTTTAATCCAGTCACTTACAATCATTGCTGGTATATTTGCTTTACCGGATTTGTTCCACCAATGTTGTAAAGGCACTGTCCATCCTGTTTTCATTTTGTTTACGATAACATCTGGCAATAGCCCTTTGTACGCAATCTTAGTCAAAAGTTTTGTGTCTCCTTTATCTTTTCCAATTTTCTCATCACTGTGAATATTCATGCAATATTGCATAAATGTTTTTGTTGCTAAAGGGAAACGGCCTTCCATACTGTAGGCCATTCCATATTTGTCATTCCTCATTAAAAATTCTTCAGGAACCTGTGCCACACAATCAAGTGCCATGTATGATCCTATAGGATCACCCGGATTCCACAAATCTTCGGGATAGCATTTAAGTAGTTCGTTACGTAGGATAGTTTTGTCGTATACTTTTATCGGACGTTTTATTCTGTTGATCCATTTATCTATAATGTCTGCCCAGCAAGTGAATTTTTCTTTTCTAAGTTTCCAATATTTTGGATACCCGCCCAATACCTCATCTCCCATATCTCCTGCCATTGTTACCACTATACCGTTGTCATGCAACACTTTATTGGTGTAACAATACATTGCAAGGCTTGGATTGTACACAGGTTGTTCTATGTAGTATATCGAATCGTTCCAATATTGCTCTACTATTTTAGGAGTAATGGTTACTTCAGTATGATTAAAATTATTAATGTTTGCCAATACTTTGGCACAATCGGCATCTTCGTTGTGATCGCCGTCCTTTGGATGTATGTAGTTTGGTTCCATTCTATTAGTAAAAGTATTTGCTTCTCCCAACACATTTCTTAACTCGTATGCCACCAAACTCGAGTCTAGTCCACCACTTAAAAATACACCAATTTTTCTTCTTCCAATACTGGCCATTTTTATAGATTTTTGTGCTATTGTTTTAAATTCTTCTAGATTAAACTTTTTGTTTGAATTAGGTTTAATGAATACTCTTTTTGTGTTTGTGATTTTTTTATTTGTAATATCGTAAACAATAGTTTCTCCCGCCAATAACTTTTTAATTCCTGTAAAGAAAGTGTTACGTAACGGATTTATTCCTGTGGTAGTCATGCAACCTAATGCTAGTTCATCTTGTTTCCTGCTACCAGGCACTTTGTCTAACATTCCTTTTATCTCAGAGCCAAACACCAAACCCTCTTTTATTTCTGCATAGTACACAGGTTTCACACCTGCATGGTCTCTGCTTAACGTAAGTGTGTTCTTATCGATTTCGTAGTAAGCAAAACCGTGCATAGAATCTATCTCATCAATAAATGACAGTCCAAATTTATCCAACCCCCAAGCAAGTAATTCTGTATCACATCCTGAAGTGTCGGTGAAGTCTTTGTACTTTCCTTTTAATTCGTAATAGTTAAAGATCTCTCCATTGTATACAAGTTTGTTTCCTTTGGGAGTAGTCCACGGCTGTGTTGCATTATCTGGTTCACCCATTATGCTTAACAAGTTATGACCCAACGTTATTTTTTCGTTATGCCAAACACTTGAACCGTCAGGTCCTCGGTGTTTACATATATCTATAAATTCATTTATAAATTTTGGATTGTGTTCGGTTATACCGTATATACCACACATTACATTCCTAACTTTTCTTTGAATCTTTTAAATATTGTGCCGTCTCTAATTTCTTTTTCACTCCACAATTTATAGCCAAGGTCATTGAGCCATTGCGTCCTATCTGGATATTCTGGTGTTTCTATGTTGTTAAGGTTCTTGTTTGCTACAGGCCAACTCAGTGCAAGATCTGAAGTATTGAATGTGGGAATTCCACGAACACACGAGTCAACACCGGCAGTAGAATTGTGTGTAACAACAGCATGACAGTTGGCTATTGCTTCTTGGAAATGGAATCTGTAGTATTTTTTCTCATCACCTTGAAAATATTTTTGACCAATGTGTACTTCTACGTCTTCGGGAAATTCGTTCTTTCGTTCTTCTATGTTGACAACGTGATTAGGATGTGGCCTCACAATAAATTTTCTATCTGTTATGGGTCTTAATTTTTCATACACTCCATGGAACCATTCAATGGGATCGAGATCGTTCATGCTCCAGTTGTCCTTGGGTTGTAGAACAAACATGATAGGATCTTCTTGATCAGATTTCCTCCATGGATCATTTTTAATATTCCACCTGGCCTTCGCGGCCTCCCATCTATCAGGAGGACTGTTGTCTGACAAGAAGTCTCCGTTGTTCATGGGTGAAAATAACGAAACCCTCCAATGATGCTTTGGCCCATGCACATTACCAAAACTTGAAAGTAATCCACCGTCAAATGTTATTATCTTGATTCCTTTTTTCTTTGCACGTTCCACCAGATCCCGTCTACGTCCTTTGGTGTGATGCTTCTGATTGCTACCACCATAACCAAACATGCAACCAATTGGGTGTGTGGGTTCCATTTCGTCTTTGGTCCATTCTCCTGTTTTTGTTTCGTTAACCATGATTGGTTCGTCACCACAGGCTTCTATTCCTTCGGCCATGTATTTTAACAGATCGTAACTTGCTCCTCTACGTCTGTCTTTCACTGTCCTTCTAAATATTTCAACTTTCATCTAGTATCCTCCAAGCATATCCGTTTCTTAATTCTTCTGCTGTAAATTGACCGTATGCCATTGAATAGTATAAAGGTTCTCGATCAATGTAGCAAGGATTTTCTATTTTAGAGAAATCTGTTTCTGATATAGGTGCACACGCATTGTGAGGATCAGTGAAGCACGGAATGCCTCTAGTGGTTGCTTCTAAAGAGATATTGGAGTTGTACGTCACAACAGCATAAGCGTCATTCCAGTCTATGGGACCACTTGGTTTACTGTCATCTTTACCAGTGACTATCATTCCCCCGTTTGCATCATGTCCCATGATAGGGTTGTACCCTTTGTTCTTTACAATGATAGGTCTGTCTGTGTTGTCCTTCAGTGTTGCTAATGTTTTGTCTAGCCAGTCATGTACACCAAAAAATTCCTTCATAGCATTGGACGGTGGACACACTATTATGTTCTTTCCGTCCTTCTTCCATGGGTGTATAGGCCATGGGAATGAATTTTTAAAACGATCATCTGGCCTGTCCTCTTGCCAGTTCTTCAAATGACTATTCTTTACAACCTTAACATAGTAAGGGTTGTTCCTCGTTTCTCCCCAGTAAGGTCTGTCCATGTAGTAGAAATCTATGTTATTTTTCTCTGCCCATTTGTACACGAGATGTGTGCCACGCAGTACACCAAACATCACTGCTTTTGTGCAATCCGTCTTGTTTATGATTTCAATTGGTGCGAGTTTCTTGGCTCCTGGTAAACCTTGTGCGGCCCAATCAACATATTTTTCTGTGAGTGCCCTATTAGTGGAACTAACGTAGATCATGGGATAGTCTCTTTATGTCTTCGTTGACCATCAAAGCAACCATGTCTTTGAATTCGGTCTTAGGTTCCCATCCTAATTTTTCTTTTGCTTTGGCATATGACCCATGTAGTGCGTGTACTTCTGCCGGACGTTTGAAACGTGGGTCAGACTCAACGTATTGCTCCCAATTATCGATACCAGCAGTTCTAAAAGCATGAGTAAGTAATTCTCTAATAGAATGTTGCACTCCTGTGCATATTACGTAATCTCCCGGATCTTGTTGTTGCACCATGGTGTACATGGCTTCAACAAAGTCGCCAGCAAATCCCCAATCTCTTTTTGCATCTAGGTTTCCCAGTGTAAGTTTTTTTGCAAGTCCTAGTTTAATCTTAGCAACACCGTCTGTGATTTTTCTTGTGACAAATTCTCTACCCCTAATAGGTGATTCGTGATTGAATAAAATTCCATTTGAAGCATGTATGCTATAACTTTCTCTGAAGTTGACAGTCATCCAGTAGGCATAAAGTTTTGACACGCCGTATGGAGAACGCGGTTGGAACGGCGTTTGTTCGTTTTGTAAACCGTCAACATTTGAGTTACCGTAGAGTTCACTGGTACTTGCTTGATAGAATTTTGTAAGTGGATTTTGATTTACTATTGCATTAAGGATGTTCAACACACCCATGGCATTTACTTCCGTTGTCTGTTTGTTGAGATCCCAACTGGCTCCCACAAAACTCTGTGCGGCAAGATTGTAAAATTCGTTTGGCCTGATCGTTCTTACCAAGTGGTTCATGTTGGCATCGTCTGTGATGTCGCCTGTGATCAGTTCCACATCGTTTTGTATTCCAAGATAATCGAGATTTGATAGATTTGGATTGCTGTACCTTTTTACCAAACCATAGACTTTGTAGTCTTTTTCTAATAGGTGTTTGGCTAGGTAAGGACCATCTTGTCCAGTCATTCCTGTTACAAATGCAATTTTTTTCATTTAATGTAATTATGTCTAATTTAACTTGGTGGTACTTTTTTCCAGTAGTCTATGTTTTGTAGGTCAAAGGATGCGTTAGGATTGACACGGAAATCATTTCTAGCAGACGTACCGTGGAGTTTTCTCTTGCCTTTGAAATGGTCCATGTACATTCCCAATTCACTATTGATAAAAACATGATGACCTTTCACTCCTTTGTGATATCCTATGTCGTTCACTTGTATATTTTTTTCTGCCCTGTACATTTTTGACAAATGCCAAAACACGTACGAATCATGCCATTCGAGAATTTTAAATACATCGCCTGTTGTGTAAAGTCGCTCCCAGTCGTTTATAAAGTTACGGGTCTCTGGATGCTTTAGGTTGTATCCTACGAATCCACATTCCGGATAAACACCCCCGTCACCTAACGTTGGATTTTCTCTACCTAGATACGTAAGCATGGTTTCTTCTGGTAATAATTTTGAGAAAAACTCTAATGGCACAGATCTGAAAGTGAAAGTGTCTGCGTCTATCCACAGCACATAATCGTATCCGTCGGAGTTACGCACTGCATTGACTACACAAAAAACTTTGTTTGCAAATCTCACAGCGTCCCAAAGAAAAGAATCTTTATCTTTATCCAACCCCTGTAAGTTGGGCGACCTTCTTACACCACCTTCGATCTGTTTAATTTTGCCATTTGCGGTTGGGTCGTCTTTGTACTTGTCTTTGAATTTGAATAGTTCTGTCTCTGCTTGTGTTAGATCAACACACGTTATTCTATCGTCAACGTCCTTTGGTTGTTGTTCTTCACAGTAGAGAAATATATCCACCTCCGGAGGAAATTGTTCGACCATGGAGTGTATTCCCCGTTTGGCGAACGATCCCCAAGTGCCCGGTTTGTAAGATGTTATAACTTTAATTTTCATTGTCAATCGAGATATTTAAGTAGGTCCGGAACATCGATTTTAAAATTTATTAGATCGCTTAGTCTCTTTATACCTTTGGGTTTTTTGCCACCTTCCAGTTTTATTGGCACTGTGTTGGCCAAGTATAGTTCGTGTTTTAATCCTAGGTGGTGTGAAAGTATTGGATAGACTTTTTTATGAATCATTTTGGTGTCTTGTATTTCAATTACTTTTGTTCCTGGTTTACACCAAAGTAGATTGACCAATCCTGCCCCATGGGCCGCGACAATGTGTGTTGCTTCCGCAAATGTTTTCATTTGTTCTCGTATGGTCATTGTTTCTAATACAACTGTTTCCCATCCTTTCAGGGCCAGTAACAGTTCATCAGAATTTGTCATTCTTCTTGTTTTTGCTCCCGGACGTAGCACCACAATCTTTCGATATGGTTCTTTGACCTCATGTCCGTGCAGACCTTTGAAGTGTCTCAGCCATGGTGCCAGATGAGGAGTAATCACTCCATCCTTTGTATTACTAGCACTGGGCACTAGTAAATGTTTGAACTGCCATGTTTCATTTTTTGGCATGACCAGTACTTTTATCTCAGGAAACAATTCCTTGATTATTTTCTTAAAATATCTACTCTCGTTTGCCAACACATAGCAGTATTTTGTGAAATCTGTGGACCAGCGTTTCTCTAACAGTCTGAATTTTGATATCACGTCAATCCAAATGTGCCATGGGTTGTTCACACTTTCCTCATCAATGGGCAACCACACATACATATATTTCTCATGGAAGTGTTGGCTGACGGGTGGCAGATCTGCCTGTACTTCGTCCCCCCACTCTTTCCAGAGTTTGTGTGTCTTGTCTGGTTTATTCCTACGTTGATCCGTGAGGCCCCAGATATAATTGGTTATCAATTTCTGTTGATAGGTAACAAGTAATGGGCAAGTATGCACTTTGCAATCATGGAATTCGGCAACAAACGTTGGTAAACTTGTAAAATTTGGATCTATCTCTTTGTGGTAGGGAACGGTGTAGTTGTAACTGGTATCAACAGTCTCCCACTTGTCTAAAAAATATTTGATTGAATCTATGTTCTTCATGATTGTATTTTGCCAGTAAGTATACTATAATTATTGTATTATGTTAACCAATATGTTCATTAATGGTTGTTCGTTCCTTACTACCAGACCAAGAGATAATGTACACACTCACTGTGGACTAGAATTGGCCAAACTTATGGAATTAAATGTCGCAGTAAATCTGGCCGGAGGAGGCAGGGGATCAAAAAGAATGATGTGGACTACTAGAACATGGTGCGAGAAGTTTCCCGAACAAGCAGAAAACTGTTTCTTCTTGATAGGATCCAGTGGAGGAAACAGATTTGATTATCCTACCAGTGATGGATACAAAGCACATAAATTTCCTACAATGAAGACTACTTGGAAAACGTGGGATCCTAATAGGGATGAGCACACAAAAAGTTTTACAAAATACCTATTCAGAGCAGGAATGGACTTAGATCAAACCACACAGATAGAATCAACACTGGCGTTGTTAGATTTGCAAGACTATTTTAAAAATAAAAATTATCCATATGTGTTTTACAACACACTGTCTGACGCAGACATAACAAACGAGGACATAAAGTTTATGTTTGACAAGATTGACAAGAAGAGATTTTTCAAACCGGACACCAGTCATCTGGATTACACTGTTGCAAACAAGCAAGAATGCAAATCCGGAGACCCCCATCCTAGCACCGAAGGACACAAGGATTGGGCAAGACAACTTAAAGAATTCATAGATGCTAACAATTTACGCACCATTTAATAATAGAAACAGTAAAGCATGGGAAGTTTTCAACGGTGTTGAGAAATCATGGCCGGATCAGATTACAAAGTTAGACAATGCTGTGGAAAAAGATCCAGTCAGCAACAGCATGTTCTGGGGATTCGTTGGCAACAACAGAGAGATGGTACAAAAGTTAGATGCACGTAATCATACATATTGGTTTGCAGACACACCATACTTTGGAAGATTTGACAACAATAATTTGAAACCAGACAATCACTACTGGCGTATTTGTAAAAATACAATCCATGTTCCTTACCTGAAAGATTGCAAAGCAGATAGATTTGAAAAATTTGGTATGAAGATAAAGGCACCAAACTTTGCTGGTAAGCATGTTTTAGTTTGTCCTAGTTCCACAGGCATACACCAATACTTGAACAGACCCAATTGGACAAACGAGACAATAGAACAGATTAAGAGATACACGGACAGACCTATCAAACTTCGACACAAGCCTAGGGGCAGGGGTACATCAGGACCAAGTGAGGCAACGGTACCCCTATCCGAGGATCTCAAAGAAGCGTGGTGTGTTGTAACAAGTTGTTCCATAGCGGCGGTTGAAGCAATCTGTGAGGGCATACCGGTGTTCTGCGATAACATAAGTTTTGCTGTAGACGTTGGCAACGTGGAACTATCGGATATTGAGAATCCTTATTATGGCGGTCCTGAACCTTGGCTGTACAGCCTAGCATACCAACAGTTCACTCCCGAAGAGATAGAAAACGGCACAGCAGTAGAAATACTAATGGACAAAGGAATACTATGAAGATAGAAAAAGTAAATGACTTTTGGGTGCCATCGAATGATATACACATAGAACAATGGAAGTCAGGAGCACCATTTACACAGAACAAATGCCTCAACAAGTTTATAAAATATTGCGAGTCACAAACTAAAAAAATGAAAACAGTCATTGATGTTGGTGCGTGGTGTGGGACATGGTCAAAAGCCATCGAGCCGTTCGCTAAAAAAGTAATTGCTTTTGAGCCTGACAAAACACATTTTGAATGTTTACAACGTAATTGCACTATAAATTGTACACCAAGAATGGAGGCTGTTGGGTCTCAACTACAAGAAGTATCACTAACTGAAGATGACTTCACACAGGCAAAGCGGGTTGATAAAGAAGGCAATATACGAATGACCACTATTGACAGTATGGAGTTTACAGATGTTGATATGATAAAGATTGATGTTGAAGGTTATGAAATGGAAGTGTTAAAAGGTGCAACAAAAACTTTAGAAACTGTAAAATATCTGATGATAGAATTAAACAACAACACCAAAAAATATGGCAGTAATAATCTTGAAATTGAAAAATATTTAAAGTCATTAGGCTTTAAGGTATTAATGGATCATTGGCCTGACAAAGTTTTTTACCGTGCATAACTTAAATTAAATACTCAAAATGAAAATTTTTATAACAGGTGTCGCAGGATTTTTAGGTTCTCACCTAGCAGATTTAATGATATCAGAAGGCCACACTGTTGCTGGTAATGATAACATGATTGGTGGATACACAGACAATGTTCCCCAAAATGTAGAGTTCCATCAAGTGGACTGTTGCGATTTAGAAAACATGACGAAGGCCATGGAAGGCTGTGACATTGTTTATCATACCGCCGCAACAGCATACGAAGGACTGTCAGTATTTTCTCCTGTGCTTGTTACAAGAAATATATTCGAAGCGTCCGTGACAACCATTACAGCGGCCATAAGAAACAAAGTTAAACGTATTGTGTATTGTTCAAGTATGGCGAGATATGGTCATCATGATGAGTTGCCTTACAAAGAAACTTACGAATGTCGTCCCCAAGATCCATACGGTATTGCAAAGAAAGCCGGAGAAGATGTGCTTAAAAATTTATGTGAAACGCACGGAGTTGAGTATGTAATCGCTGTGCCACACAACATTGTTGGACCAAGACAGAAGTATGATGATCCGTTTAGAAACGTTATGTCTATTATGTTGAACAGAATGTTACAGGGCAAACAACCAATCATATACGGAGATGGTGAACAGCAAAGATGTTTTAGTTACATAGACGATTGTTTATATTGTCTGAATGCACTTGCGTTTCAAGACAATGTGGTTGGAGAGGTTATTAACATAGGACCAGACGAAGAACCTATAACAATCAATGAGTTAGCGGAGGCCTGTGCAAACGAAACAGGACTGAACCTAGATCCTATACATCACAAAGATAGACCCAAAGAAGTCAAACTAGCAGTGTGTTCATCAGACAAAGCAAGGGATTTACTAGGTTATAGTACAGCAACCAATATGCGACAGTCGGTGAAAAAGACAGCGGAGTACATAAGGACTAGGGGTACCAAAAAGTTTCAATACCATCTACCATTGGAAATTATTAATGACCAGACTCCAGATACCTGGAAGAACAAGTTGATATGATTTCTTTCTGTTGTCCATCTAGAGGCAGGCCCGAACTTGCAAAAAGGTTAGTTGACACAGCAACGCAGACACAAAAAGGTGACACCGAGTTTCTTTTTTATCTTAACGACGATGATGAAAAATTAGAACAGTATAAGGATCTACTAGACGAAAAGCATTATACTGTAGGACCAAATCAATCGACTTGCTACAGTTGGAACTTGATGGCCGATAAGGCCTCGCACGATATAGTAATGCTTATGGGCGACGATGTACAGGTACAAACGCAAGGCTGGGATCAACTTATTGCAGACGAATTTCTTAGGTACGAGGACAGGATCTTAATGGTAGTACCAAGCGACGGCAGGAACAAAGGCACTAAGAAGCACGGTGATGAGACAATGCTCTGGCCAGATCAACCATTGCCGTCGGCTCACTTCGCCGTGCATAAGAATTGGACCAATACGTTAGGCTATCTTGCTCCACCGTTTTTTTGGCATTGGCACGTGGACACGTACACACAGAAAGTTGCACGTAAATTGAACAGATGTCTCTATTTGCCAACAGTAACATTCAAAGCCAAAAAAATTATTAACGACAACGCAGGGAAACAAATACGTAAGAATCTAAACATTAATGAACGGGATAATTTTGTTTGGAATAAAGTAAGACAGAGATGTTTACAAGCAGACGTACTTGCGTTAGAACAAAAAATAAATCAACCTATGTAAAAACAGTGCTTGTTTTCTTTCATTATAAAATGGCAATTGAATGTGTTTATACATTTTTAACCATGAGATAATCCATATTCATCATTTTATCAATACCTTTGCATTCATACCCCCATTCTTTTAATAATTCGACTGCATCAAGATTACCTTTGTTTTGCTCTACTACTATTACAGGAAAATATTTTTTGATTGTTTCTTCACTACCTTTGATTGCTCTCAGTTCATAACCTTCGATATCGTATTTTATGAAACCGACATTTTTGTAATTAAAACTATCAAGTGTTTTGATAGGAACTTTGACATTTCCATTGTCCTTTATCCTGCCAACTTTGTTACTGGTAGTAAATGAATGACCATTTTGTTCTCCAATACCACAAACAGTGTAGGTAAATTTTGTAATGTCTTTCACATTGTTTTGGAATTCTTTAATTTTATTCCTGAAATCGAAAGCAAAAATGTGTTGGAAATCCTTCTCCATCTGTGCTGAGAATCCACCTTCCCTACAACCAACATCAATGCCGACTGTCCCTCGTTGAATATATGGTTTCGCCATGGCGTATGTCTCTCGCATACTTCTTAAATGTTGCTCGTCCATTATAATTTTTTCCCTATTTTACGTAATTTCAAAATGTAATTATCGCAATTTAGACAGTAATGTTTGCCAGTGATCGTTTGTCATATCTATCTGCACCAATGGATGACGTATATATTTTCTATTTTTATGTATAAGTTTTATATTTTTTGATTTCGTTACGAGAAATGTATTTGGTAGATATACTAGTTTTTTGTCATTCACACACACGTAGGACTGTGTGTTATCTGCACGTTCTTTGAAGAACCACAAACACATTATTTCTTTGTTAAAATCTATTTCAGAGAAATCATCTTTAAATTCAAAACCAATTCTGTACAGTGTATCAAATTCTTGCCAAGTCTTGTGATCAAAGTCATTTTGATTTTCATATAGTCTGTCATATTCTTTTGTGTCAAAAATATCCTGTGCATAGATATGTGTTATAGGATCTTTGAAGTAATGATTTGGTTTAAGTTTATCCCAATTCATTATGAACTGAATAGGTTAATTAGTTCTTTCTTCCAATCATCCGCGTACTCGCAATCTCTGTAACCGTCGAACCATGGCCCGCCTTCGGTGTAGTGTAGAATTTTAGGTGTGCCGTCTCTAGGTTCTTTGTACCACTCAACCAACCAATTGTATTCTAGCGGCAACGAACCTATCTCATTGTCATCCAACCAACTGAACCTGTGTAGGAACTTTGGTGATTCTTCATTCAGCAAATCTGGTGTTAGGATTTTGTTCTTTGGATGTTCGCAGTTCCATAATACCATACTACTCCAGTTTTTTCTTGGATACACCGTTTGTGTTTGTCCATCCATTTTTGTTGTTTCTTTGGGTGTGTAGTCGTGTTGTACAACTACCACTGCTTTACTCGTATCACAGTATTTCACAAGTTCGTGGCTTGGTATCTTCCACAGGAAGTCGCAATCACAGAACACTGCCCAACCTTTGAAGTCATTCATATAGGGCACGAAGAATCTAGTGAACGTGAACTCTGTTGATGCCAACTTGTCCACAGGTCTGGTATAGAGTCCTTGGTCTCGCATTTGTTTTTGCTTGAGGGGGATAACTTCTGCTGACGGATCTCTACGCCTGATGCTGTGTTCACATACCTGGTATGCTATGTCTTCTCTACTGTCGTGCCCAACGTAAATTTTCATTTTCTTCCTGATAGTAATTTGTGTATGCCTTGCCAATTACTTACACGTATAATATCAGGATGTTGTAAATCTTGATTGTATGGATGGTCTATTAATATGGGCTTTAAACCGTATTTGAGCCCGGCTACAGCGTTCTTAGGCTTGTCCTCGACCCAATATAGTCCGGTATCGTGGAACTCCGCTAATGCACTATCTTTGTCTGCTCCTGTGCCTAGGATATGGTAATTTGTGAATATATGTTCGCCAAACAGTTCTCCCAATCTCTTCTTACGTAATTGCTGTCCGGGTATGTCTGATGTCTGCGATGTGATTGGTATGAACGTCCACCCCTCGGCCGCCAACAGTTTGACCCATGTCTGTGATTCCAGCATCGGTCTTTGTGTTCCCATCCAAGCACTTCTATTAAATTCTCTGATCTCTTGTCTTATTGTATCTTTGCTGACTCCATACCTGATTGCCATGTCATATTCGCCCAGCATGTCTGGCAATTGTTTATATGGATAATATCTCGTTCCACTTTCATCGAAATATGATCTCAGCGACATCCATTTAGAAAAATGGTGTTCCCATTCTAACAGCACACCGTCTACGTCTGTGAGTATTACTCTGTTATTTGATATCGGCATCTTCCATTCCTGCTACTCTCAACTTAACAATGTTTGTGATCTGCCATTGTTTTTGATCTAAACCTTTGGTGATGCCTAACCATTGATTCCTTATCAATGCAAAGTCATTAATGATTTTGTCCATGTCGACCACATCGTCCTCGCCGTCCACATACTTCTCTGCATCTCTACTTGATAAAGCTCTGTTGTAATTTTCCAGGTATTTTCTAAAGGTCTTTGACCTTAACCTTCTTAATTCTATGTTTAGGTATTCTAGTATTGCTTCTAGTTGTTGTAGTTGACTGAATCTTTCTTCTACTATACCTGGTAGTGACGCACTGGCCCTCTCGAGGTTACCGTATATCTTGCACTGCTTCCTCGCCTCGAGCAACTCGTTGTCGAAGTATGCCACGCAGTCTGGTATCTTGTCTAGGTTCCTGCTGACTTCGTTGTACCAATTAATCATCTTCGCCGTATCCGTCTGACTCTTCATCTTCCTCGAACACGGTATTAACGGCTTCCTCTAGTTTTGGATCAAGTTCTGCTGATCCTTTGAGTACCTCATGATCTACTCCGATGTCCTCTAGACTCTTGAGTAAGTCGATCGCCATGTCTAACCTCTGTCGTTCAGGGACGTAATGTACGACGGAGTTCCATAAACGTTCAATGTCAGCGTGATCAAAATCTATCATTATTTTTCTTTTTTAGTTTTTGTTGTTTCAACCTCGATGGGTGCGTCCGTGTCTTCTACTTCTGTGGGTACCTCTTCTTTGAACTCTGCCATTATCATATCTAATTTATCACCTACCCATGCTTTTCTGAACTCAATGTGTTCTTTGCCCGCTTTATCAATGTATTTCAGTCTGTTACCTTGTTGAACCAACAGACCTTTTTTCTCAAAAAGATCAACCAAACCACTGTATGGGTTCATTCCTGTTTCATATGGAATCTTGACCTGTACACCTTCGAACGGTTTAGCATATCTAGTTTTCATTACTTTACAAGCGGCTCTGATACCCCTCACGTCAGTCACTTTATTGCCTGCTTCGTCTTCTTTCAGTTTTAATTTTTTCATAGCAACAACAATACTTGATGCGTAGATAAATCCTTGTCCACCTGATATCTTGTCATCTGGATCAAACATATCCTGTGATGCGTATGTGTGATTGGTTGCTATCAGTCCCACGTTCCAACTACCAAACATGTTCACACAGTTTCTTACGAGTGCTGTCAAGGCCTTAGGCTTTCTACCCA